CATCCCCTTAGTCGCTGCGAAGAGTGCCCATGGCGAGACGAAGCAGGTTTCGCAGATGCTACGGGCCCTACAGATGCGCCCATCCTCGTCATTGGTGAGGCACCAGGCGCAGTTGAAACTCGTACAGGCATCCCATTCACAGGGCCTTCTGGCCAGCTACTTGATCGGGTACTCAGCCATCACGGCATCGATCGTGATACTGTCCGATTCACCAATGTGGCTGCTTGTCATCCTCCTTATAAGCCAGGTACCGGCAGCGTTGTACCTCCTCGGGAGGTGGTTGCTGCTTGCAGCCCTCGCCTCAAGGCTGAGGTCGCTGGACGGGAAACACTTGTCCTACTAGGAAACACGGCCAAGGAGGCCATCCTTGAAACGAAAGAGGGAATCACGTCGGTTCGGTCAGGGCCTCCTAAGAGCCTTGACAAGTACCCGGGCGTCAAGATTGTTCCGACCATACACCCGGCGGCGTGTCTCAGACAGAGCGACTCGTTCCCGTCGCTGGTAAAGGACATTGGAAAGATCAATGCCAACCACATTAAGTTCGAACCGCCTGTATTTCGCGTCTTTGATGACCCAGTGGATGCAATTGCAGTCCTCCGAGAGCTCTGCACGAAGTACGATACATTCACGCTCGACATCGAAGTTGGCGTTGACAAGGATACCGATTTTACTCATCCAGATGAGTTGCTGTGCATCGGCCTTGGATACAGTCCTGGAAAGGCTATCGTCATTGGAGAACAGGCTCTCCTTGATGGAAGAGTCAAGCAGTTCATCCGAAAGCACTTCGCCGATAAGAAGGTCATCTGCCACAACGGAAAGTTCGACATCCAGGTCTTGATGCGTCTGGGCTACCTCGACGATCCGTACTGCTTGTGGTTCGATACCATGTTGGCTTCGTACGCATGCGACGAGCGACCAGGACATCACGGTCTGAAGTACATCCTTGCTGAGGAGTTTGGCTGGCCTGACTATGACAGTGAGATCAAGAAGTACACTGGTACTGGCGCGAATACTCTGTCCTACGCAGTTGTGCCGCGAGACATCCTCTACAAGTACAACGCCTACGATGCTGCAGGTACGTTCGACGTATACGAACACTACGTCAAGAAGATGGATGCCGCAGCTCGAGGGGTCCACGATCGCTTGGTGGGATACTCGCACGAACTGATCTACGTAGAACTCGAAGGGGTAGGCTTCGATCTAGAGTACAATCAGTACCTCTACGACAACTTCGAAGGTGTGCTACAGCCGGCTGAGGACCAGATGAAGCGTCTCACAGGGCGAGCTACCTTTAACCCAAGGTCACATGTGCAGGTCAAGGAGGTGTTGCACGACTGGGGAGTTAGAGTCCCTGACACGCAGGCGGACACTCTTAAGAACGTCGCTGACCGAATCGACTCGACTACCGAGCTTGGACAGTTCCTCGACATCCTCCTGCAGCATAAGCTTGACCAGAAGTCGTATTCGACCTACGTGAAGGGACTGAGGAAGCGTGTACAGAAAGATGGTCGCATCTATTCGACATTTCTCCTGCACGGATCCGTTACCGGGCGAACTGCGAGTCGTAACCCGAATCTTCAGAATGTCACGCGTGGAGTTACGCTTCGGAAGCAGTTCGTGCCCTCGCCTGGAAACGTGTTCGTTCAATGTGACTATGGTCAGATTGAAGGTAGGGTCATGGCAGTGGAGGCTAACGAGGAGTTCCTCCTCAACATCTTCCGGGACCCCGAGCGTGACCTATTCGATGAGCTGGGAACGCCTCTCTACGGAAGCCTCGAAGCGGCGCAAGCTAAGTCAGCACGTGTAAGGACAAAGGCGTACTTCTACGGCATGGGCTATGGACGAGAGGCGTACTCTATCGCCCAAGAGTACAAGCTCCCTGTGAAGCAAGTCGAACGTGACATGGCTCGCTTCTTCGGCAACATGCCTAACCTGGTTGAGTGGCGTGAGAACATCATGAAGGCGGCACGTGCTAGTGCACTTCAGACTAGCTTCGGACGTAAGCGGAGGTTCTGGCTTGTCACACGAGATAACGTCAAGGACGTCGAAAAGGAAGGACTCGCCTTCATCCCCCAGTCTACCGCCAATGATATCAATCTATCCGCACTCTGTAAGATCCGGCAAGCAGGCCTTCATGTGCGTATTCCTGTTCATGACTCAATCATGGTCGAGTGTCCCGAAGAGGACAAGATGGAAGTAGCACAGTTCATGTGCAAGACGATGGAAGAGACTGCAGCCGAAATCTACAGCGACAAGGTTCCATTCCCGGTTGACTACGAATTCGGTACCAACTGGGGGGAGTTGTCCAAAAGTGAAGACATGTAAGAGATGTGGTGTAGACAAGCCAAGTGATATGTTTCATAAGTCGTCTGTTACGAGGGATGGCTTGTATGCCTGGTGTAAGGCTTGTAGAAAAGCATATGAAAGTACTCGTACTGATCGACATCGGGACATCCATCGAAGATCAGAACTGAAACGTCTCTACAACCTAACTGAAGAACAATTCGAACAAATGTTGAAGGCTCAAGATGGTATGTGTGTTCTCTGTAAACGTGCCTTCGATGGCTCACGTCCGCATGTGGATCATGATCACGATACGGGCGTTGTACGTGGACTGCTATGCATCAAGTGTAACGTCGCACTTGAACGAACGGAATCAGTTGGACTCGTCTGGCTCGATCGCGTTCGTACATACTTGAGCAAGGAGGACTAGTGGGTAAGTACCGACCGGAGGGACATAGGTTCCAAGCGAAGAACGGTTACTGGTACGAGAAGCAGAACGGCAACTTCAGACTACTACACCACATCATTGCCGAGGAGAAGCTTGGCGCGCCCCTGGACACCCAGACTCACAGGGTGAGGTTCATCGACGGCAATCGTGAGAACCTTGATCCTGACAACATCCAGGTAGTCGAACGTAAGATGGGTCGGCAGCAGCGGATCGAGTCCATCAAGAAGAAGATTACCCTGCTACAAGAGGAACTTGATGAGCTTGAGGCTAGGTAATTCTACAAAAGTCTACACGCGCTGACTTCAGCGTAGACTTATTTGACCATCATGGCCAATACTCTACTAAGGGGAGCTTGACCCAGTGAGTCTAAGCGAGAGTCAGCTAGTGCGAATTATTGCCATCGATCCTGGTGTAACTACCGGTATCGCCGAACACGAGGTGTTCGAAGGTAGAGTCAATCCAGAGTGGGATCGTCGTATGATGGGTCCGGAGAAGCATCACAAGGAACTCTACAACTACCTCATCAATCGACAACCACATGTAATCGTGTGCGAACGATTCGAATACAGGATCATTCGTAACCGTGGCGCTGATATGCCTGGGATCTATCTAGAATCGCGTGAGTACATTGGTGTCTGCGAATTGTACAGTCAGGTGTACAATGTTCCACTTGTGATGCAGCCCACTTCGTGTAAGGGCGACAAGGCTCTCATCAGCCCAAACAAACTGAAGGGACTCGGTTTGTACCGAGCCCCCTCAGGTGCACAACATATGAATGATGCCACAGCGCACGGGCTGCACTATGTCGTCACAGTGCTAGGTCGTAGAGACTACCTCCTCTCGTTGAATCCAAACAAGGACTAGTCCACCCACCCCAAGTTGTTGATGAACCAGATCGCACCCACAAGGTAGAAGATGATCTGGAGGATGGTAAGAACAATAGACAGATCGGCTTCGCCACCATCGGGTGCAGGTTGAGGTGGCGGTGCGGGGGCGTCAGAGTAGCCCGGCTGCTTCGGAAGTCCGAGGAGCCAACCGAACTGAGGCTGCTTGGTCTCAAGCCATCTAACGATGACGTAGTACAAGCCTGACAACAGCCCTGTGAAAGCTGTGACCAGCCCGACTTGCGACGCTTCATCGATGACGAATCCTGTCTTCGCAGCAAGCCACGAAGCGAGTGCGCCTACGATGATCGGCACAACCGATCTGATCCAGCTAGTGACTAGGTCATTCATACTGCCTCCTTGGGTTTCAGATTTGTGGGATAGGACGCAACCCAGGAACGTCCTATCCCACGAATGTTAGCTACCGACCTGTTCGAGGCCGATACGCAGCTCAAGGTCGTGTTCCTTCGACAGCAGCATGTTCTTTTCGAACACACGATAGAACCCGTTGTACTGCTGCCAGCCATCGTCGACACGAACCAATAGCTCGTCACCACAAATGAATTCATTGTGACGGGGCTCTAGGTTCTGATCCAACACTACAGTAATCTGATGCACAGGCACCTTGTTTCTGACGAGGTGCTTGTTTGCGTGATTAGTGAGTGTAGTAATCAGGGTTACATCCTTGTACGAGATCATCCCCTCATACAGCGGCATGCCCGTGTTCAGATCGGACACATAGGTGCGAACCATCGAGTCGCCCTCACCAGCTCCGACTGCTGCAACACCATTCACAGGGGTGTTACTAGATTCAGAGTCGAACGAGAGGATGTTCTTATCGCCGGGTTGGTGGTCGTACTCCAAGACGTATTGAGTGCGTCGACCTTGTGGGATTGGACTAAGCTTGATCGTGCACTGGGGATTGTTGCCATTCCAGCCGAACGTGTAGCGCCAGTCGAACCCAGTGATGTTGTCGGCAAGCTGTTCGAAGGCAATGCCAACAGGCTTGAACTCGTACGTGTAGTAGGTCTGAGTGATCAGGTTACCTGACAAGGCATCATAGTCTACTACAACACCAATGTCTCCACTTGGGAAAGACTGCGCGTGGTTGATCAAGTCCTCAGCGACTTGGAAGACGTCCTTGCTTGTCCACTTGATCTGGGAGAACGATAGTGTAGCGTTTGCCATACCATCGATGTTACGGAGGAAGCGCGTTCTGAAGTATTCCTCGAAGCCATGGACAGGCACGTTGATGACTCGGGTACCGCTCACAGGGGCTACTGATCCCATATAGCCGCCCCAGAGGATCTGATCACCCTGACGAACCCAGAAGCCGTTTCGCCACGAAGCAAAGTTCGTAGGTGTAGCTGTAGGATCGTCGATACGAACAGTAGCGGCACCAGAGCCAGGACGGTTGTATAGATCCTTCCAGTGGAACGACTGAGGCTCAACCTCATCGATAACCGCACCTGTGAGAAGGTCTGTGACGAAGAAGGTGTACTCCTCAAGAGCCATTACAACCCACCCGGTGTCGAGACTGTACCAGCAGACCCAGCCTGCGAGACGATGCTAGGTGCGTACACGTTCACGTTGCCAGCTCCTGAAGTACGACGAACCTGAAGTGACACACTGAAGCTACTACCTTGGGGATATCCATGCAACCAGTCCCAGTAGGTGTTAGTGAAGGCTGAGGCCGCCAACGAGATCACGTCGGTCTCGAGTTCACCGACAGCGATCAGCTTTGCCTCACCAGTTGTAGCGGCATCGCAGCTGCAGACACTACGCCAAAGAAGTGTATCAGACACCAACAGACTAGCGTAACCGATCCACACCGTAGTAAAGGAACCACTCGTGATTGCAACAAAGTCGTTGGACTTTGTGAATTGTAGTGGGATGTGCGGAGCTTCCATACCACCACCATTGATCTCCAACGATGTGGTATAGCCTCCGGATCCGTCAGGCACTCTAGACTGGATACCGTAGTCAGTAACCAACCCACGAGTGTACTCACCAAAGGTCCAGACCAGGTTACCATCATCGTCGAGAAGCTGGTAGCTACCACCACGCTGTGACGTAGACGTGATACGTGGGGCGGTCTCAAGAGCGCGTAGACGTTCCTCGATCTCCAGGAGCTTGGCAGCAAGCTGCGACTCCGGATCGAGAGGGACAGGCTGGCTACTAGTCATTAGAGCATTCCGGCTTTACGATCGTGATGCGCGACTCGAGAATGTCGACCTCCACCAAGTAGTCCAGAGCGTCCTGAAAAGCCTGACGCTGACTACAGTCGATACGTTGAACGAGATACTCAATCACTTCCGCCTGATTAGCTTGAGCCTCCGGACCCGTTGCAGCATCGATGTCAGTAGCGATCTCTTCCAGGTCGTGAATCTGTTGGTCTCGCTTGGAGTTGTTCTCCCTGATCTCGCTTATGGTAAGGGCGCCAAGGGAAATTGTCAGGAAGTAGGCCAAGAAGGTAGCAACCCAGAGGTGGCGCCACTTGGCTGCCTGATCCTTATGGAGTTCGATCGCCTCCTTGATGATTTCAGGATCTGGCTGTTCAGGGATCTGTTGGCTCATCAGGGTCTTCCTCTGGGTGACGTCGATCGATGTCGAGTTGCTGTTCGCCCGGGGGCGGATGGTCACTACGGCGACTGACTGCATTGAGCGTACGTTCATGCCGGGCGATGGTCTGCTCCTGCTCGAAGGCCAGGGTCTTAAGGTTCGCAAATTGTCGCTCAAGATCATGGAACAAACGGGTTCGTTCCTCGAGTTCTCGGCGGCACTCACGGCACGATTCCTCGCACGCATGTAGCCAGCCCCGTTGGGTAGCGATGTCCTCCTGTAGGGCATCGATAAGCTGTCCCTGCGCTTCGAACGTTGTCTTGATGTTGGTAGCTACGTTCAGCGCCTCGTCCGATCGGCGTCCCCGTAGGTACGTGAGTAGGCCGATTCCGCCGGTGATGAGTACGCTGAGTAGGGCAACGAATTGCTCCCACCCCATAAACCATCCTACGATCGCGGGTCGATGAACGTGCCCATGAACTTGGCGATGTCAACCAGCTTGTTCCACATAGGATCGTCAACCGACATATGCGGCGTAGAAGGCGAGATCGACTCCGAAGTCAGAGGCACATGGGCAACGTAGGTGAAACCTCCGAGAATGAGTAGACGCTGACTCTGGGCAGCACGACGAACAATAAGCATTGGTCCCTCCTGGGCTAGGATCTTCTCTTCCTGTGTCGGCTCGTTACGCGCATCAAGTAGGTCCCAATACCGCGCAACGACGTTATCACCGGGGCAAGCAGTGTCCTTTACGTCACGATGGAACTTGACGTAAGCATCAGGACTCAACGCCCCCTGTGAAACCTTCCACCTCCACCAGATACCGAACGCCTCAACCTGAGCATCCGTAACTGGATCGTTCATGTAGTTACCAATGAAGCAATAACCGAACGTAGTGGAATTGAAATTCTGAGTGTGTGCTCCGACGAGGTCGCCCTGACCTTCGCCAACGATACCTGACGGGTGACTATTGTAGGAGTAGGAGTATCGACCAAAGCGCTGGAGACCAATACGTTCGATCTCGCGCATGTCACTTGCTACATCGTCTGTAGAAGTGTAACTGCCGTCGTCATCGAAGATGGTAACGGAGTGATGAAGGTACACACCAACGGCAGGTAGTCTCATTTGGTAGGGACTAAGTGAAGAGGGACTTGCACCCCATTCAGCACGCGTTAGAAGTCGAATTTCATCCATGAACATCTCCTGGGTTAGGCACGATCAATGGTCATGTAACAAACAGCTTCGCCAGCGTCGACGGAGCGGCTCGTACCATTAACCTGATGGATACGGAAGTCAACCTCTTGTCCAGCAGTCACGTCAATGACATCAGCAGCTTCAATCGTCGTACGGCCACCATTACCTAGAATATCCGTACCACGAGAGGCCTCAACAGCATTGACGAAGATGCCGCCGATGAAGCGTTCGGTTGAGACGCCACCATTGATCGAGGCACGACAGTTGACACGGAGCTTACCTGTCTCGGCGACAGTGTAGCGGCCAGTGCCGGTTGCGAAGTTGTTGCCGATATCCCACGACTCATTGTTGAGGACGATGAGGGTGGGGTTGGATGCGTGGACGGTAAGAGAGAACGCGCCGGACAACCACGCACGAGCGGAAACCGGATCGGTTCCACCTCGCATGTAAGTCCAACCCGTCCCGTTGTACACGTACACACGATCGGTATCGGTCTCGTAGATGTGCAAACCCTCGAACAGACCGACAGTTGGACGCGTCGTAGAGGTGCAGGGGATCGTTCCACCGAGAGCAGCAGTCTTGGTCCGACGATCGGTGATCTGCGAGTCAGTGATTGCCGTGTCCGAGGCAGGTACGTCGATCAATGCTAGGACCAGGTAGTTCTCGTAGCCGAGAGCATCGAGATCCGGCTCAGCAGGTGAGGCAGCAGGAGTACCAGCAACAACCAACAGTTGAGCGTCGTCATCCGCGCCACTGTAGAAGCTGTCGCGAATTCTGAGGATCACCAGGTCCTTACGTGCGTTGGTCGCATCAGCTGCGGTCACCACAAGGTTGACAGCGGCATCGTTGATGATACTGTACATGCCCTGTAGCGTGTTCTGAGTACCAGCGATAGTAGCACTACCACCAGCAACATCCACAGACATGTTAGCGCCAGCAGCCCGTTGCGTGACAGCGAACGAACCGCTACTCATGATGCCCTGACGCTGTGTCATCAGGTAAGAACGTTCGAGACGCAGCTCGTCCGAGTTCTGCGTTGTCGTATCGTTCTCAAGGTAGATCGGGGTCTTGAGAGTCATCAGTCACTCCAGTACGTGTCACGCCAGTTGAATGTAAGCTGCCCAGTAGTAACGCCACCAGAGCTGAACTGAATAGTGTTGCTACCCGGCTGAAGCCAGAACCACGATGAAGCGGCGGTCAAGAAACCCCGACGACTGGCAGTTCCGTTGTAGAGGATCGTTCGACTCTTAGAATCGAACTCGAGAGTGTCACCTGCAGACACTGTTAGCCCTGTGAGCTCGAGGAATCGCCCCGACTCAAGATGGGTGATCTTAGGGTTAGGTGTCTCTCCGGTAATGAAAGCAGTCCAGGGAGCTGGTGCTGTTCCACTATTTTGAACTGAAGCAGACCCACCAGACCCACCAGACCCAAAGACGAGCGGGAACGTGAGTGGGAATGTAAGTCCACCAGTCGTTGCACCAGGAGAGATACCACCCGATGACTTCTCCGTGTTGGAGTAGATGTACACATCAGTCGCTTCGAGGCGCACTGACACTACACCATACCGGAAGGAGAACGCTCGATCAGTAGGCGTAGTACGATCAACAGGTCGACAGTATAGACGCATCTTACCGCGACCTGGATGCTGCCATACGAACGGCTCGACTTCGGCCGGATCTTCGACTACTGCGAAGGCCTCTTGCAGCTCATCACGTCGAGCAACGAACTCAGTGTCGTCAAGACCATCGTAGATATCGAACGTTGCAGCTACTGTACGAATACTCTGGTAGTGCCGACCAGCCACCCCTCCGTGCTGCCCAAACCGATCGACACTACCAGAGCGAATACCTGGCAACGATGCCAGACCAGTCATTTGCTGTAGTTCGAATGGTGTAAAGGCGCCGAGCAACAGATTCTTGTACTCGTACTGGAAGTCCTGAGTGATCAGGTCACCTACAGCCATTAGACACCACTCATTCTAGTACGTGCGAACCAGTCCATATCGTCTACGACCTTCTCTTCACGAACGACCAGATCGCCCATTACAGTCAAACCGGACCCAGAGATCGGATTCACAGGAACGTTACCGCTCATAGCGCCATTGACAGTGAAGCTGGGAGAAACGCTATCAGTCATCGAACCGAGCAGCTTCTCGACGTTAGTCCACTCCTGCATGAGGCCCTTCTGAAGACCCTTCATGATGAGCTTGCCGTTGTTGGTAAGAAGGATGGCATCCTTAGCAGGCGGGCCCTTCAGGTCGACGATCGCTCCGCCAAGACCGCCGACCCAGTTCTTAGCGCCTTCCCAGACCTGCTTCATACCGTTCCAAAGACCCTCAATGATCTTCTTGCCGATGTCAAGGAGGATGCGTCCAGGGTTCGGGATGTAGCTGATGATCTTGTTGGCTACGCCTCGGAACCATCCGGCGATGTTGTTCCAGATGTTGTTCAGGCCGTTAAGGAGACTCTGAATGATGCTCTTGCCCGTCCCGTACAGTAGACTTCCAACATTACCGATGAACCCTAGAATCTTACCAGGGAGCTGGGTGAAGAAAATCTTCATGTTGCCGAAGACGAACTGGAGAGCTGCCCAGATGTTGTCCCACGCAGCCTTGAACACGGCCTTGATGTTGTTCCACGCTTCGCCCCAGTCACCCTGAATGATGTTCAGGAAGGCCTGGATCAGGTTGGAGATGATCTTGACGATGTTCGAAATAAAGGTCGAGACGAAGTTCCAAGTCCTCTTGACCAGATCGATTAGGATACCACCAAAGCTATCCCAGGCCGCAGCGATGACACCAAGAATGAACTGAACACGCTCTCGTGCCAAGTCCATCACAAAGAGGATGATCTCCTTGATGATGTTGAACGCCAGTACGACGCTGTCCTTCATCATGCTCAGTGCCGGCTGCGCGTATGCCCACATAAGTTGAATGTGTACAGCGACCTTCTGAATGTCGGCAGTAAGCCCTGCGAACAGGTCTCGGAAGATGCCACCAAACGCACTGATCGGCTTCATCATGGTGTTGAATACCGATACGACGGTTTGCCCAACTTCCTTAAGGACGGCTGGAACTTCCTTGCCGATGGCGCCGAAGATCTTTCGGAAGCCCTTTCCGAAGTTGTCATCGAACCACTTCCAACCAGCCTTGAAGGCATCGACGGTAGCCTGCCATGCACCATTAAGGTCGTGCCAGACACCAACAGCAACCTTCGAGATCCAGTCCCATACCTTCTGCATCGTCTGCCAGACGCTAGAAGCTGCACGTTGTACGGCGCCCCATCCATCGACGATGTAAGGCCAGATCTTGTCCCAGTTCTTATACAGCAGGTAGCCTGCTGTAACAATCGCAGTGATGACACCAACGATTGGCCAACCAGCGACTGCGAAGGCAGCTAGACCAGCAACGAGAGGCTTGACCCAATCGCTGAGGCTCTTGAACCATCCCCAAAGCTTCTTCGCCCATCCAACGAGCGTTTCCCAATGGGTAATGATCAGGTAGGCTGCGACTGGGATGAGTGCGAGCGCGCCAAGGAATCCACCAATGATCGCTACAGCACCACCAAAGGTAGCACCCATCGACATGATGACAGCGATCAGTGCAAGCATACCACCAACAACAGTGACGGCAATACCTGCAACGAGTGCAAAGGCAGATCCAAAGGCGGCGATCTTGATGATCAGGCCCTGTGTACGCTCGTCAAGCCTGTTCCAGGCATCGATCACCTTGAGGGCTGCCTGAGCGAGCTTCACCTTGATCGGCAGCAGCTTGTCGCCAACCTCAGTCCGAAGAACTTCGTAGTTGTTCTTCAGGAGCTGAAGTTGTACCTGAGGATCTTCGAACATGATCTTGTAGGCGTCTTCCATGGCGCCTGCAGAACCGATCATCTCGTCGACACGCTGCTGGAACTCGTCGTAGTTCTCGATCGCAAGATTCCAGAAGCGTCGTGCCTGAGCACTGTTGCCTGCACCCTTGAGGAGCTCCTGTAGGACGGCAGCCTTCTCAGGCTTCGGCAGGCCCTCAAGCTTCTTGCCCAGCTGCTCGACGACATCAGACATCGGCACGAAGTTGCCAGCTGCATCTCGAACGGTAATTCCCATGTCCTCCATACGCTTGACAATGCGCGGATCAGACAAGTTCTCAAGTGCACGCATAGCCGACGAAGCCGACCTAGATGCACTGACACCGTTTCGAGTCATGAAGGCCATCATGCCTGCGAGTGTCTCTACCGACTGTCCAGCGCGGACAGCAGCAGGCACAGCAAGACCAATGGTCGAGTTGAACTCGCCGTACGTACCAACGCCCTTACGGACGAGCTGGAACATGATGTCGTTAACCCTGTGAACCTCTTCCGCTTCCATCCCGTAAGCGTTGAGGATACCAATCGTGCCTCGGGTAGCATCCTGCAGGTCGACCTGACCTGCAACAGCAGCACGACTGAACTCACGAAGCAGCATTCGCGACTGGTCAAGGTTGACGTCCATCGACGAGAAGACGTCATACAACGAGGTTTGCATCTGCTCGAAGGGTGCGGGGATCTCTCTCGCGACGTCCCGAGCGATGTCCTTGATGTCCTCCAACTTAGCACCGAGACCATCGGTCTGAGTCAGGGTCTTGGCAGCCTCATTATTGTACTTGATCGCTGCATCGATTGAGTTGTCGAACCAAGTGACACCAGCTGCACCGGCGGCAGCCATACCAAGGCCGACAGTAGTGAGAGCGGAACCGATGTTGAAGAGGGAGGTTTGAAGCTGTCCAGCCTTGGTGCCCATGACACCCATGTTGGTGCCAATATTGCGCAGCGTGCGAGAAGCCAGGTCCCTAGCTCTCACCACCATCATGATGTCACGTGCGCCAAGAGGCATTTACTTCTTACCCTTCAGCTTCCTTGCGTTGGCCTCGGCCTGCTGATGCATTTCTTCGGCCTTACGCTTGTCTTCGTATGCGGCTGCAACCAACTGCATGGCCCAGATCAAAAGTGGATCCTGGTCAAACAGTCCACCAGCCTGAGGCAGGCAATTGAAGTGCTGACACAAGTCATACATTTCAATGTAAGCACCTACCTCAGGCCGATGTGGTGGGACAGTACCGGTTCTTACAGCCGCATTGATCAGTTTCCCAGGTCTTCGTCCTGTTCCTCGAAGTTGTTCAGCTCATCGATGTACTTCCCGATCTCGTCGCCGACCTTAGGATCGAGCTTGGACAGACCAGTCTTGGTGGTCAGGTCGAGCTTGATCGTCTCCTCATCGTCTTCGAACAGGTTGTGGTCGACGATGCAGTTCTTGAACTCGAACAGAGCCACTGCCTGCTGCATGATGTCGACAGACGCCTTCTGGGTCTTAGACCCACGCGTCATCTCGATCTCCATATCAGTGGCGAGCTGGGTGCGCTCAAGCTTCTGTCCGTATGACATCCGCTTGAGCGTCACCCAGCCGCCTGGTAGCGACTTCAGGTCCTTATGTTCGACGTCGGATGAAACGGTTGCCTTAGGCATTCTGGGTTCCTCCTGGGTTGGAGTGGTTACTAGATGGTGATGTCTTCAGCCGTACCGATGACGATCTCGTACGAGCCTCCTTGCGTAGGACCGTAGGTACCGAAGTAGGAGATCGAGGCCTGGATCAGGTCACCTTGACCGCTCAGGTTGTGCTCGTACGACTCCTTGTACGCCACAGGCATCAGGATGTTGATGTACTTGTTGGCGGACTGTGTAGCCTTGATCGAGATCGACTGAGACGTTGCAGCCTTGAAGGCATCGAAGTCCGTTCGGTTCTCGAAGTCTCGAGTCAGCTGAAGTGCGGTCGAACGCTCGCCGTAGTACAGGAAGGCTGGAGTACGAACCGCACGCAAGCGATCTGCAGCACTGACGCTATCGTCGACCGAGAAGCTGAACGTCTCGACATCTGACACATCAGTCGCCGTAGGCACCTCGATGTCATACATGCCAGGACCGTACGGCACTTGGGTCGTCGGGAAGGTTGCCGTGGGAACAGCCTGGTTAGCCTCGTCACGACCCATCAGGCTCGTACGGAACATTAGCACACCGTCGTTCTCGGTGAACTCGAAGCTACCAACCTGCACACCCACGAAGCCATGCCCAACACCGTTACGAACGATAGTGACCGAAAGGGTCTTACCGTTAGGGTTGATACCCGCACAATTGGCGCCTCGGAAGGTGTACACGAAGTTTGGAGTCGTACCAGTCTTCGCAACAGTCGTTCGAGCTGCGAGGAGGAAGTA